TATTCTTGTAGATTCATTAGCAGCTGCAACAACTAAAGTAGAGTTAGAAGCGGACTTTGATAAAGATGGTTGGGCTACTTCTAAAGCTATTGTAATTTCTAAAGCTATGAGAAAGATTACTCAAATGATTGGTAGACAGAAGATAGCTCTTGTGTTCACTAATCAGTTACGGCAGAAGCTTGGTGTTATGTTTGGAGACCCTTGGACAACAAGTGGTGGAAAAGCATTACCCTTTCATGCATCAACTCGTATCAGATTAAAAAATACAGGTCAAATTAAAGATAAAAAGAATAATACTGTTGGTATAAAGATGAGGGCTCAAGTCATTAAGAATAGACTTGGTCCACCAATGAGACATGCTGATTTTGAACTTTATTTTGAAAGTGGTATTGATGATGATGGAAGTTGGTTAAAAGTTATGAAAGAACATAAACTTGTAAAACAAGGTGGTGCATGGTATACTATGGAAAATCATAAAGGTAAAGAACTTAAATTTCAATCTAAAGATTGGAGTGAACAACTCAAAGATGAAGACTTCAGAGAGCATTGTTACAACTTAATATGCGATAAAGTTATTTTAAAATACGAAAAGAACTTTGGTATTGATGATGTGGTCGTGGAAGAAGAAGTAAGTGAGTAATGAAAAATATCTTTCTATACTTGATGAAATCAAGAAGAAAGGTGGCTCTCTAGATAGCGGCGAACCTAACGATAAAGTACTTATAATAGATGGTCTAAATACTTTCATAAGAGTATTTAGTGTTATACCAACTACTAATGATGACGGAGTTCATGTTGGTGGAATAGTTGGTTTTCTAAGGAGTATTGGTTATACTATAAATATGTTTAGACCTACCCGTGTTATCATAGTATTTGATGGCAAAGGTGGGTCTACCCGCCGTCGCAAAATATATCCTGAATATAAAGCCAAAAGAAAAACAAAGTATAGAGTAAATCGTGCATATGATTTCGCATCTCAAGAAGACGAGAAACAAAATATGATAATGCAGTTACAGAGAGTAGTTGAATATTTAGAAACACTTCCTGTAACTGTTTTATCTTATGATAACATTGAAGCTGATGATACTATTGGATATCTATGCAGACAAGTTCTTACAGATTCTAAAATTACAGTTATGTCTACTGATAAAGATTTTCTTCAGTTAGCTAATGGTAGGATAAAAGTATGGAGTCCAACTAAAAAGAAATTGTATGATGAACAAGCTGTACTTGATGAATTTGGTATATCATCTCATAATCTTATTTGGTATAGAGTATTAGATGGTGATAAATCAGATAACATACCTGGTGTAAGAGGTTTAGGATTGAAAACTATTCAAAAAAAATTACCGTTTTTGAGTGAAAATCGGATAGTTAATATAGACGAGGTCATTACAGAATTACCAGATGCAAAAGATGTTATAGAGTTGAATTATAAATTAATGCAGTTATCAGATGTAGACATTTCAGGTTCTACTAAAACAAAAATAATACAACGAGTTAATGAACCTATTAATAGAATAATAAAATATAAGTTTCAAAAGATGTTTTTAGAAGATAAGTTATATACAGCATTACCAAATCTTAATAGTTGGTTACTTACTAATTTTAATCAGTTAAATCATTACGCTGAGAAAACTCATGAGTGAAACATTAACACAATTTGGAACATCATTTCAAGCTAAAATTATTGCATCTTTATTACGAGACATAAAGTTTATACAGACTATTAGTGATATATTAAATCCGTTAATGTTTGATTCAGATTCAAATAAGTGGTTAGTTAAAACTATACGTGATTATTATTATGAATATAAAAAACAACCTACACTTGAAGTTATAAAATATAAGGTAGATGAGATAGATAATGATGTTTTAAAAGTTGGAGTTGTAGATAAATTGCGAGAAGTTTGGCAAAATCTTGAAGCAACTGATTTAGAATTTGTACAAACTCAAACATTAGACTTCTGTAAAAATCAAACACTAAAAAGTGCCATATTAGAATCTGTTGAGTTATTAGAAAATAAGAATTATGATGGTATAAAGTCTATTATTGATGAAGCTATGAAGGCTGGTACAACAAGAGATTTAGGTCATGATTACTTAATGTCATTAGAAGAGAGACTTACAGAGTCTTCAAGAACAACTACAAAAACACCTTGGGATATAGTAAATGAAATTATGGATGGAGGTTTAGGAGTTGGTGAATTGGGTGTTATTGTAGCACCAGCTGGTATTGGTAAGAGTTGGACATTACAATGTTTAGGAGCTGGAGCTCTAAGGGAAGGTAAAACTGTAGTTCATTATACATTAGAGTTAAATGAGAATTATGTTGGTTTACGATATGATTCTATTTTTAGTGGTGTTACTACGGCTAATATAAAATATTATAAAGAAGATGTAAGAAACAAGTTAGATAAACTTCCAGGTAAATTAATTATAAAATATTTCCCGACAAAATCAGCAAGTGTACAGACGTTAGGAGCACATTTAAAACAATTAGAGTTAAGTGGTGTAAAACCAGATGTAGTGTTAGTAGATTATGCAGATATATTAAAGTTAACAGGTAACTTTAGAGAAAAGAGACATGCTATAGGTAACACGTATGAAGATTTAAGAGGACTAGCTGGTGAATTAGAAGTTCCTATCTGGACAGCTTCACAAGCCAATCGTTCAGCGTTAGAAGAAGATGTGATTGGTGCTGATAAAGTAGCTGAAGATTATAGTAAAGTTATGACTTCAGATTTTGTAATGAGTATGAGTAGAAAAGTAGAAGACAAGATTGCTAATACAGGTAGATTTCATATTATAAAAAATAGATTTGGTATAGATGGTGTTACTTATCCTGCTACAATAAATACAAATATAGGTCAAGTTAAGATATATGAAGGTAGTAGTCAGTTTGGAAAAGAGGCTCAAAATAAAATGGATAACAGTCAAGAGTTCTTGAGAAAAGAATTAGCAAATAAATATAAGGATATGGAAAAAAAAGTTGAAGGATTTGAGTAAATGATGCATATATATTATATTTATCTTTGTTGTAGGTTAAACAATGTCAAGATGGAGTGTTATTAAATGGAAAAATTTCAGTTATCAGAAAATTTTATAAATAAATATAAAAGAAAAAAACCACCTTTTGGTTTTAATGGATTAGGTGAATTAGTCTATATGAGAACTTATTCACGAATTAAAGAGAATGGTAAGAATGAAAGATGGTGGGAAACCGTTCGTAGAGTTGTAGAGGGGACATATTCAATGCAAAAAAAATGGATTGATTCTTATCAATTAGGTTGGAATCCTTGGCAAGCACAAAAGTCAGCTCAAGAAATGTATGATAGAATGTTTTATATGAAATTCCTTCCACCTGGCCGTGGTCTATGGGCAATGGGAACACCAATCACCGAAGAAAAGAATCTATATGCAGCACTAAACAATTGTGCATTCGTATCTACTTCTACACTTAAAGAAGATTATTCAAAACCATTTTGTTTTTTAATGGATGCATCAATGTTAGGTGTGGGAGTTGGTTTTGATACAAAAGGTGCTGGTGAAATTATTATTAAAGGTGTAAATAAAAATAGACAAAAAGAAATATTTGAAATCCCCGATACAAGAGAAGGTTGGGTAGAATCGGTTAGATTATTATTAGAAAGTTATTTTCACGGAACGACAGAAATTCAATTTGATTATAGTAAAATTAGAGGTGCTGGAGAACCAATAAAAGGTTTTGGTGGAGTTTCAAGTGGTCATGAGCCACTAAAAGAAATTCATGAAGAAATAAGAAAAGTATTAGAACAAAACAGTAAAGAACCAATTACAACAACTACAATTGTAGATATTATGAACCTAATTGGTAAATGTGTTGTAGCAGGGAACGTAAGACGAACAGCAGAGATTGTATTTGGTGACCCACATAATGAAGAATATTTAGATTTAAAAAATTATAAAGTAAATAAACACAGAGAAACTTATGGTTGGACTTCAAATAATTCAGTATTTGCAGAACTCGGTATGGATTATACTGAAATCACAAAAAGAATTGTAGATAATGGAGAACCTGGATTAGCCTGGTTAGAAAATATGAGAACATTTTCTCGTATGCAAAATGGTGGTGATAATAAAGACCATAGAGTTGCAGGTGGGAATCCTTGCTTGGAACAAAGCTTAGAAAGTTATGAGCTTTGCTGTCTTGTAGAAACATTTCCGAATAATCATGATTCATTAGAGGATTATCAAAGAACACTTAAATATGCTTATTTATATGCCAAAACTGTAACTCTTGGTAAAACACATTGGCCTGATACTAATAGAGTTATGTTAAGAAATCGTAGAATTGGATGTAGTGTAAGTGGTGTTGCACAATTTATTACAAAACACGGAATGGAAGAATTAAGAAAGTGGTTAGAGAAAGGATATGATACTATTCAAGAATGGGATTGTACTTATTCAGATTGGTTAGCAGTACCGAAGTCGATAAAAACGACTTCAGTAAAACCAAGTGGTACAGTTTCACTTTTAGTAGGAGCAACACCAGGAATGCATTATCCAGAGTCAAGATTTTATATAAGACGAATGAGGTTGTCAAAACATTCAGAATTATTAGAACCGCTGAAAAAAGCAGGTTACAAAATAGAATCAGTCTTCGGTTCAGAAGATTCAACGATGGTTGTAGAAGTGCCGGTAGATGTGGGTGAGGGTATAAGAACAGCGGCTGAACTTTCGATTTGGGAACAATTTAGTTTAGCCGCATTTCTTCAACGACATTGGGCTGATAATCAAGTGAGTTGCACTGCAACATTTGATCCTGAAACAGAAGCAGATGAATTATCACACGTATTAAATTATTTTCAATATAGATTAAAAGGAATTTCTTTGTTACCAAGACATCCATTAGGAGCTTACAAACAAATGCCTTATGAAGCAATTACAGAAAAAGAATACAATAAACAAGTTAAAAAACTTGGTCATTTAAGTTTTGTAGGTATTGAAGGTGAAGAAGCAGAAGTAGATAAATTTTGTAATAATGACGTATGTGAAATTCCGGGAGAAATGATAAAAAACACTTGACTTGTATTGGTTTATTTCGTATATTCATATATCACAAATAGGGATTTCCTAATCTAAATGTATCAAAACATATATTACGATAGAAGAATAAATAAAATGCATATTTGGGACGATAAGTTTGGTCATCAAACTTTTCGTTATAAGAAGTATGCCTATGTAAAAAACAGAACTGGTACTTATGTTTCACTATATGGTGATAAATTAAAAAGAATTAATTCTTGGGATCCAGAACAACCTGATTTATTTGAATCAGATGTAAATCCTGAAATAAGAGTGTTAGTAGATAATTATACTGATTCAGATGACGCTTCTACTGGACATAAAGTAATGATATTTGATATAGAAGTAGAAGTTACAGATGGATTCCCTAATGTTCAGAAAGCAAAAAATAAAATTACATCAATTGCATTTAATGATCCGCTAACAGAAGAATATTATTGTTATGTATTAGATGAAAATGGTAAATTAAATAAAAATAAAAGTGAAGATATTGTTGTTCCATTTAAAGATGAATATGATTTATTAAATGCATTCTTTAAAAAGTATATGGAAATTCAACCAACTATTTTAACTGGTTGGAATGTAGAATTTTTTGATGTTAGTTATCTTTATAATAGAGCATCACAAGTTGTAGGTCAAACAGTTGCTAATTTATTATCACCTATTAATGTTGTTCAATGGAGTGATTTTCAAAATAGATATAAAATAGCAGGTGTAAGTGTTTTAGATTATTTAGCATTATATAAAAAATATACATTCAGTCAACGACCATCATATAGATTAGATGCTATAGGTGAATACGAAGTAGGTGATAAAAAAGTTGAGCATGAGGGAACACTTAATGATTTATATGAAAACGATTTAGATAAGTTTGTAGAGTATAACTTACAAGACGTAAAGTTAGTTAAGAAATTAGATGATAAATTAGATTTTATTGAGATAGCAAGAGGTTTGGCTCATTTAGGTCATTGTCCGTATGAAGATGTATTTATGAGTTCTCGTTATCTTGAAGGAGCTATATTAGTTTATTTAAGAAAGAACAATATTGTAGCTCCAAATAGACGCAAAAAAGGTGAAAATAGTAAATTAGAAAAATTTGAAGGTGCTTATGTACAAGACCCACAAAAAGGTAAACACGATTGGGTTTATGATTTAGATATTACATCAATGTATCCGTCTTGTATTATGTCATTGAATATATCACCAGAAACTAAACTTGGTAAGATAGAGGGTTGGAATCCAGAAGAGTTTTTAAGAAAGGATAATAAAAAAACATATTCACTTACACAAGATGGAAATGTGCTGAATAGATATACAGAAACAGAATTAAAACGTATGATGGATAATGAACAAATAGGAATTGCCACTAATGGTGTAATGTACCGTTCAGATAAAGATGGGTTACTACCAGCGTTATTAAGAAAATGGTTTGATGAACGAGTTGAATATCGTAAATTATCTAAAAAGTTTCACGAACAAGGTGATTCAGTAAAATCAGATTACTTTGATAGAAGACAGTATTTACAGAAAGTTGTATTGAATAGTTTATATGGTGTTCTTGGACTTCCAGCATTTAGATTTTATGATTTAGATAATGCAGAGGCTGTAACGTCTACTGGTCAATCTTTAATTAAATTTACAAGAAAGATAGGTAATGCATATTATAATAAAGAATTAACTGATACAAAAGACCATTGTATTTATATTGATACTGATTCAGTTTTTTATTCAGCATTACCTTTAGTTCAGAAAAGATTTCCTGAGTTAGATATTAAGAATGAAGATAAGATGTCTAAAGCTATTTTAGAAGTTGCTAGTGAAGTACAAGATTATTTGAATCAAGGTTATGATTATTTTGCTAAGAAGTTTTGTAATTTAGATAAACATAGATTTGATATTAAACAAGAAGTTATTGCTAAGAGTGGATTGTTTGTTACGAAGAAACGATATGGACTTAAAATTATTAATGATAACGGTAAAAAAGTTAATAAAATGATGATTAAAGGTTTAGATACAGTTCGTTCAAGTTTTCCTGTAGCTATGAGAGAAATGTTAAGTAAAGTGTTAGAAGATATTTTGATGGATGTTCCTAAAGAAAAGTTAGATGAGTTTATTATTAATTTTAAAGATAGTATGAAACTTATGGATTTTAATAAAATAGCTATTCCGATTAGTGTAAAAGGGTTACAGAAATATAAAAATGTTGATGGAGATATATTTAAATCACATAAATTAGGAACACCAGTACACGTAAAGAGTGCTTTATATTATAATGATTTTTTAAAACACAATAAAATATCAAGACAATATTCTGGAATGCATAATGGTGATAAGATTAAATGGGTATATTTAAAACAAAATCCATTAGGATTAAATACTATAGCATATAAAGGTTATGAAGACCCTATAGAAGTATTAGATTTTATTAGACAATATATAAATCCTGAGAAATTATATAAACAAGCTTTACATAAAAAAATAATGATGTTATATGATGCTCTTGGTTGGGACGAACCAACAGATGCATCTAAAACTATAGAAAGATTTTTTTGATTTTGATAAAACAAACTTATATATATATGTATATATGGTTATAAATAATAGGAGAAGTTATAATGAATAAACAAAAGTTAGTACGCTTTATTAACAAATACCATTTAGGTGGTATAGCAGATTCAGTAGTGTTAAAGAGTAATCTAAATGACCAAAAAATATCTACTAGATTTGTATCTGGAAATAAAACTTTACTAGGTAAGGTAGAGATGACTAATTGGAATTTTGAAGATGCAAATATTGGAGTTTACACTACTGAACAACTATTAAAGTTGTTAAGTGTATTAGATGAAGATATTAGTGTTTCTGTAACAAAAGCTGGTGATAAATCAATTTCAATGAAAGTGTCAGATGCAGGATCTTCAGTAAATTATATGTTAAGTGACCCGTCTATTATCAATGAACCACCAACGTTACAAAATATTCCTAATTTTGAACTTAGTATAAATATGACACCTTCAGTAATTAATAAGTTTATATCTGGTAAAGCAGCGTTACAAGATACAACAACTTTTACTGTTATTACTGATGAGTCGTCTACAAAATTAGTTATAGGTTATTCTTCAGTAAATACAAACAGAGTTAATATACCAGTAGTTACTTCAGAATTTAGTTCAATTGATAATGTTTCTTTTAATGCAGACTATTTTAGTAATATATTGGTCGCTAACAAAGAATGTGAAAGTGCTTTTTTACAAGTTAGTAGTGAAGGATTGGCTAAGATTAATTTTAAAATAGACGATTATACTGCAACATATTGGTTAGTCGCAACAAGTGAAGTTGATTAATGTCTAATTATATATGGGTAGAAAAATATAGACCTTCAAGTCTTGATACTTATATTGGTAATGAACACCTTAAAAGTAAAGTTGATATTTATTTAGAGAGTGGTGATTTACCACATCTTTTGTTATATGGCAAAGCTGGTACAGGTAAAACTACTTTAGCTAAGATACTTGTTAATAATATAGAATGTGATTATCTTTATATTAACGCTTCTGATGAAAATAGTGTAGATACAGTTCGTAATAAAGTTAGACAATTTGCTTCAACTGTTGGTTTCAAAGATTTAAAGATTATAATCTTGGACGAGTGCGATTTTATTACTCCGCATGCACAAGCAGCTCTTCGTAATCTTATGGAAACATTCTCAAAACATTGTAGGTTTATCTTAACTTGTAATTATGTTGAGAGAATTATTGACCCGATTCAAAGTAGGTGTCAATCATTTCAAGTAATTCCACCATCTAAGAGTGAAGTTGCAAAACATCTTCATAATATTTTAGTACAAGAAAATGTTATAGATACAGTTGAAGATATAAAAATATTAGTAGACAGCAGTTATCCAGATATTCGTAGAGTTATTAATTCAGCTCAAAGAAACGTTGTTAATGGTAAACTTAAATTAGATACATCAAGTATTATACAGAATGATTATAAGTTAAAGTTATTAAAGATTTTAGAAACTCAAGATAAAAAAACAGCGTTTAAAGATATTAGACAGCTATTGTTAGATAATAAGATTACAGACTTTGCTGATTTATTTCGTTTGTTATATGACGAAGTAGATGGATATGGTAAAGGTCATGTTGCAGAATGTATTTTGATTATTGCAAGATATGAATTATCAGATAGTCAAGTAGTTGATAAGGAGATTAATGCTATGGCTATGATTATAGAATTATTAGGAGTAATAAAATAATGAATGGAAAATATTGGGGTGAAGTTAAAAAGACACCTAAGAAAAATGCACAAAAATCTGGTGATGAAAAACATATATCAGTACACGAAAATAAAATTTATTATTACGCTGGTGTAAATAGAGATAGTGCATCTGAACTTAATAAGAAGATAGGAGAATTAGAATCTAAAAGCTTAACATTATGTCATAATTTAGATTTAGAACAACCACCAACAATAAGAATATTCATCAATTCAGGTGGTGGTTCAGTTGTAAATGGTATTTCATCTATGGACACAATATTGAGATGTAAAGTTCCAATTCATACTTATGTGGATGGATTTTGTGCAAGTGCTGCTACATTTCTATCAGTAGTGGGAAGTAAAAGATATATGAGTAGAAATTCTTATATGTTAATTCACCAGTTATCTTCTCAATTATGGGGAAAATATTCTGAAATAGAAGATGAGAAAAAGAATTTAGATTTAATGATGGAAACGATAAAAAATGTTTATAAAGAATATACAAAAGTTCCTATGGATAAACTTGATGAAATACTAAAACACGATTTATTATGGGATGCTAAACAATGTTTAAAGTATGGATTAATAGATGAAATTATTTAGGAGTAAAAAATGAGTACAAAACCAATGAAACCATTAAAGAAACCTCAATCAGCACAAGTTCAAGTTGATTTAAGAGATGCAGAAACAATTAAATGTAGTGATTGTAATAACTATTTATTTATAACTTCATTTATTCTAAAAAGATTATCGGCTATAGTATCACCGAATGGTCAAGAAGCACTTATTCCTGTACAAGTTTATAGTTGTGGAAATTGTGGTAAAGTTGCTGACGGTATGTTAGAGGGTAGTGGTGTAGAAGAAGAAACAAAATCAGATAAGTTTCCAAGTTTGGACATATGAGTGAAAAAAGAAAATCAATATTCACAAACAAATCATCTGCGGGAAAAGGAGATTCACCGAGAAGAGGGATTAGTATAGATGAGTGGGAAAAGAAGTGGGATAAAATCTTCGGTAAAACGAAAAGGTCTGTTCGATCACATAAGACAGATAACAGCGGTTCAAAGTCCTAATTATTGGGAAGAAATATCAGACGAAGATAAGAAGTCTTGGTCTAATTATATGACTCATAGGTTTTTATCTATGAAAATGGAATGGGTTGAGTTAGTAAATGAATTACAGAAATATAACTTACAACCAAAAGAATTATACAAATTGTATACCAATGTTTTACCAAAGAGTAAACAATGGTTAAAATATATTAAAAGGAGAAATCAAATGGCACATCCAAATTGGTTAATCAACATAGTAGCAAATCACGAAGAAGTCAGTAAAAAAGAAGCTGTAGATATGATTGAAATGTACATGCTTACAGAAGGTGGTATGTTAGAATTAGGTCAACTTGCACAGAAATGGGGTATTGAACCTAAAAAGATAGAAGAAGCTGGTTTAAATGTTCTTGGTACTGTTGGTGGATATACTGCAGGTAATGTAGAATGAAAGTTATAAAAGATTCTAAGAATATGTCTAAAGTAGCCAAAGCTGAATCAGTTATAGAACAAATGGAACGAGAGTGGCCAGAGATGACCGACGAGTTCAAGAAGATTCAACGAGAACAATATGAATTGTTCTTACACAAACAACATGATTATGGTCCAGGGAATATTGCAGTGGGAACTCAATTAATAACAGAAGAAGAAGTGAAGTTATCTTTAATTGGACTTTTTTTTAGATTAAATGATAAAATCCAGAGAATAAAAACATTGTTATTAAATAACAGAGACTCTGCTGTAAAAGATGAACCAATAGACGATGCATTTTTAGATATATCTAATTATGGTATTATGGCGACAATTGTTAAACGAGATAAATGGGGAAAATGAAACGAATAAGTTATAGTCAATTTTCACAATGGGGTAGATGTCCGTATATGTGGAAATTAAATTATGTTGATAAGTTAGGTACATATACAGATAGTATTCATACAATGTTTGGTCAGGCAATGCACGAAACATTACAAACATATTTAACTGTAATGTATAACGACACTATAAAAATAGCTGATGCACTTCCGTTAGACGAAATGTTGTTACATAGAATGAAAACACATTATATTGAAATAATGGAAAAGAACGGCGGTGAAGTTTTTTGTGAACAAGAAGATATGGAAGAATTTTATTCACATGGATTAGCTATTTTAGAGTGGTTTAAAAAGAAACGTAATATGTACTTCAGTAAAAAGAATTACGAATTAGTTGGTATTGAAGTCCCTATCGAATATGAATTACCGAATAAGATTAAATTTATAGGTTATATGGATGTAGTATTACACGACACATTTAGAGATAGATATAAAATTATAGATATTAAAACTTCTACAATGGGTTGGAACAAATGGGCTAAGGCTGACAAGAATAAAACAGACCAATTGTTATTATACAAACAATTCTATGGTAAACAGAATGATATACCATTAGATAAGATAGATGTAGAATATTTTATTGTTAAGCGAAAATTATATGAAAAAGTAGATTTTCCACAAAGAAGAGTTCAAATATTCCAACCAGCAAATGGAACTCCGAGTATTAATAAAGTTATGAATAACTTAAATCAATTTATAGATGAATCTTTTATTGATGGAGAATATAATTTAGAACATAATTATATTAAACAACCTTCTAAGAAAAATTGTAGGTTTTGTGAGTTTAATCAAACTGAACGTTGTGAAGTAGGAGTTAAATAATGTTGTCTAAAGTAAGTTTAAGACTGAAACTATCAGATTTTATTAATACTGATATAGAAGAAAAAGTTATGAATAGAATAAATGAAGCTCATAATGAATTACATACTTCAGTTTTATTATATTTGTGGTTTGAAGAAGATGATATACGTGGTACAGATTTAAAGAAATTTTTAATGCGTTGGGAAGAAAAGTTATCATTTAAAACAATTGTTAAACAGAGTTATAAACTTAAAGTAAATGAATATGTTTTTTTTGATATAATACCAATCGGTACACCGGATAAAGAAGTATATAAAAGATTTTCGTATAAGTATATAAATAGCAATAAAGTTTTAGACGGATTACAAGAATTTTATAACGTAGTTAAGTTTACAACGTCGGAAAAACCAATTAAAAAACAAAAGAGAAATGACTACGAAGATTAGAATTGGTATAGTCGGTAGTAGAGGTTATACTAATAAACAAAAAATAAAAGATTTAGTGTTTGAAATAAAAGAAAAACATGGTGATGAAGTAGAAATAGTTAGTGGAGGACAACAAGATGGTGCAGATGGATTTGCTAAAAAGTTTGCATTAGAATTTGGCATGAAATATACAGAATTCCCACCTGCACATTATAGATGGAACATGCACTGTAAGTTACCAGCATCACAATATGATAGACCATATTACGTAACAAATTATTTTAAGAGAAACAAACAAATAGCTGAATATAGTGATATAATTATAGCATTTATACCAGAAGGAGTTGAATCGAGAGGTACTAAGAATACAATTCATCATGCTGAAAAATTAAAAAAGTTGATAAAAATATTAGATTAGTATATATATATGTATATACAGAGGTTATGATTATGAATTACAAGTTAACTTCAGTTAAAATACTGAAAGAGTTATATAGAAATTTTAAAGTAGAAACATTGGATGATGAGTTTACTTTACAAAAATTAGTAAATCGTTCAATGGATTTATATGTTTTAGATTCAAAGTTTAAAAATAAAATTAAGAATTATGATAGATTAATACCAAGTGGGAGTAGATTATGAATTTGAGAGATGACTTATTAAAAGCTAGTAAAAAGCGTTTTGAAGCCGAAGTTGAAAAACATAGAGTTAATGTTGAAAATATGTTAAACAATTCAGTTGGTGTGGGTGAACATCCTGATATAATGGACAGTATAGAGGCAGAATTAGAAAAGATGTCAGGATATCACGACAAATTAGAAATGCTAGATTACTTTGATGTGTCTTTAAATGATAAAAAATTATTAAACGGTTAGAGGTTATAATGGCTAAGAAAAAGATTTTATTACTATCTGATGATCTAAGGATGTCTTCTGGTGTGGGTACAATGTCAAAGGAATTTGTATGTGGGTCTGTTCATCATTATGATTGGGTTCAAATAGGTGGAGCGATAAAACATCCAGAAGAAGGTAAAGTTGTTAATATGGATGAAACATTAAAGAACGAAACAGGAGTTGAAGACGCTAAATTGACAATATATCCTATAAGTGGTTATGGCAATCAAGAACTTTTAAGAACTATATTAGCAAGAGAAAATCCAGATGCTATTTTACATTATACCGACCCAAGATTTTGGCGTTGGTTATATGAAATGGAACATGAGATTAGACAAGAGATACCCATTTTTTATTATAATATATGGGACGATTGGCCTGCACCACATTATAATGAGTTCTTTTATGAGAGTTGTGATTTGATTATGAATATTTCAAAACAGACTGTTGCTATTGTAAAAGATGTTTGGAAAAAGAATCCACCAGAAGATTGGCAAGTTACTTATTTACCTCATGGAGTAAGTACTAAACATTTTTATCCGATTAGTGTTTTTGATAAAGAAATTGAATCAGTAAAGGATATGAAAAAACAACTTACTAATGATAAAGTTGAATTTGTACTGTTTTATAATAACAGAAATATTCGTAGAAAAATGCCAGGAGATGTTATTCTGGCATTTAAAACATTTTGTGATATGTTATCAAAAGAAGAAGCTGATAAATGTGCGTTATTGATGCATACTCAACCAATAGATGAAAATGGAACTGATTTACCAGCAGTATGTGAAGCTATATGTCCAGAGTATAAAGTTTATTTTAGTGATAAAAAATTAGACCCACATCAATTAAATTGGTTATATAACATAGCAGACGTAACAGTTAATATGGCTTCAAATGAGGGATTTGGATTAGGAACCTGTGAATCATTGATGGCTGGAACACCAATTATTGTAAATGTTACAGGTGGATTACAAGACCAATGTGGATTTAGATTAAAAGGCAAACACGTAACAGCTGAAGATTATAGTGAAATAAAATCATTTCACGATGATAGAAAGTGGAAAGACCATCCCGATTTAACTTGGGGTGAATGGGTAAAACCAGTATGGCCATCTAATCGTTCAATGGTAGGTTCACCACCAACACCGTATATTTTTGATGATAGGTGTAGGTTTGATGATGTAGCACAAGCTATTAAAGAATGGTATGATGCAGGTCCAGAGAAAAGACAAGAATTTGGTCAAAAAGGACATGATTTTACTATGCGAGATGATGTTATGATGGCAAGCGAAGCAATGAGTCAGAATTTCATAGACCATATGGATAGAGCATTTGATAATTGGAAACCAAGAAAACGTTATAGTATTTTTAAAGTTTAGGAGTTATAATGAGTAAACCTTTATGTTTAGTTACAGCACCAGTTGCGACGAGAAGTGGATATGGCGCTCACAGTAGAGATATATGTAGAGCATTAATTAAATTAGATAAATATGATGTAAAGATATGGCCAGTTCGTTGGGGAAACACACCAATGAATGCCCTTGTAGAAGGTGACCCTAATGATGATATTATTATTAGTAGATTATTAGAAAATCCAAATTTACCTAAACAGCCGGACATACATATACATATTGTTATACCAAATGAATTTCAACCAGTAGGTAAATATAATATTGGAATTACTGCAGGTTTAGAGATGACAGCTTGTCCACCTGAGTGGCTTCAAGGTATGAATAGAATGGATATGAACATTGTACCATCAAATTTTGTAAAAGAAGTAATGAATGATATTACATTTGATATTCAAGATGAAAAAACTAAACAGAAAACTGGTGAATTAAAATCTGAAAAGCCAATAGAAGTTTTATTTGAAGGAACAGATACTAATATCTTTAAAAAAACAAATGAGTTTTCAAAAGAATTTGTAGATGAAATGAAAAAAGTTGAAGATTCTTTCAATTTTTTATATGTTGGTCATTGGTTACAGGGTGGTTTGGGTAAAGATAGAAAAGA